TATCTTTTAAAAATACTTCTTAATAGAGCACAAATTCCCTCATCTTCGACATAGAAAACTCTGAGCATAGCGAAAAATGTTGTTACTAAATGATTTGGTCCCCATCTTTGCTGGTCATTGTTATCATAAACGCAAATGTGCCCTTGATCATTATATGACATTGAGGATTTCACTAATGTTTGCATGACTATACCTTTATCAGCAACTTCTAAAACATTACTTTTAAAGCAAGATGATATATCTCTACTAGCTTGTTCAACAAATTTTGCTCCAATTCTCATGTGATAGTTCAATACAGAGATTTCTCTATGTCCTTTTTGATCTTTATCATTAATGCGAAATGCATAATCTTTGTTATTGTTATAATCCATTAGACATAAAGTTGACAAAGACACATCTTTGTTTGCTAATTCGTGAGCGATTCCTTGCTTAACAAAGTCATTTTTATTGAACTTTTCTACATCTTCTCCATAAGCATTTAGAATTCCCTCCAGAATTACCGTTGCCGCTCTAGCACTCTGTCTTTCTTTAGTTGGAGAAGAACCAATCATTCCACCTCTAAGTGTACATGCCGCAAGAGGAGATTCTTTAGTTGAATTATGAAGTTTGTCTGCAAAGTTCACGCCTGATACACTTTTCTTGATAATCATCAATGACAAGATAAGTGACAATGAATATGAAAATCTTTTGGGATTTGACCTGCTAACTCTAATTGCATATTCAAGTTCCTCTTGCTTGAAATCTGTCAATAATAATTCAAGTTTTGTGACCTTTGCACTTACAACAGTTTCAGACAGGCCTACTAACTCATTTGATCTTGTTTCCTTTGCATTTTTAAAAATCTCATGCTCTTCTAATAATCCATTATAACAATGTGCTTGAGAAACTTCATTATTATAGCGAAATTTATTGTAAATATTACAAATATAGAAAGATGAAATTGTATAATTAAAATCCAAGACAAATGACTTATCATGAGGAAAAGCAACAGCTAAGACTCCGCTTTCGTCATCTTTAGTTTTAAGTCTAGTCAGATTATGTGAAATTCTTAGCATGTAAAGAGCAGCAGCCATTTTAACAGATCTAATCAAATAAACTAGCTCATAAAGTCTCTTTGGCCTATAATTGTCAAATTTGGACAGAATTTTTGAAGGAATTGAATTTCTCCCAGTTGTAGAAACATAAAGATACCTTACTTGTTCAGAAGCTTGTGCAAATTGATCTCTATTGATAGAGCAAATGTTATAAGCAGTTTCACAAGCTTCTCTAATTGCATGTGAATTACCAGAATTTGTTTTATTTTCAATAATCCAGGATAAGAAC